TTACCGGGAACCGCCCGGCGCGGAGATCGTTGCCGACGGCGCCGCTGCGCTCGCCTTGAAGCCAGTCCAGAACGCCCACACGGCGCCGCTCACAATCGCACCGAGCACGCCGGCAATGATGACGTTGCGAACGTGGCGCATCCCGTAGTGGATGTTACGGAGCGTCGCGAACTGGTTTTGAACGGAGATTGGGTCTTTCGTGTCGAGCCCGAGCGTAAGAAACGTTTCTGAAACGGCCTCCTTGGCCGCCATCTTCGCAATCAGCGTGAGCTCGTTGTGCTGGGCCGGCGGCATTACCGAGCCCCATAGTTGCGGCGAACGTCGCTATACCAGCCGGGCACCGAGGCCAGCCGGGCTTGCAGCTCGATCGCGTAGGAAGTCGTCAGCTCGAGCATTGCCCGCGCGTCTTTGTCCTTGCAGCCAGCGACGCCGCGCCAGGGAAAGCGGCATTGCGTGTCGAGATACGGCACCGGCGGGGCTTTCGTGAGCTTATCGGGCGCCGGCGGCAGATCGCGCCGAACTTCCGGTGGCGGCGGGAGATCCTCGCGCGGCGCCGTCGCGCAGCCGGCCAAAAGGATCAAACTTGCAACGATCGTCAGCCTTAAGCTGCCCGATATATTCAACGTCGGCTGCATATTGTGCCTGTGCCCCTTCGGCGATTGCATCTGCGCGCGCGGCCTCATCAGCGCGTGCTTTGCGTGAATTTTCCAAGTCGGCGCGTTGCGTCGCGATCGTTGCCCGCAGGTTTTTTGCCTCTTCGCGCTCATCCGCGACGCGGAAGCCGATCAGGAAGGCCATGAGCAGCAGGACGATCACCGCGACCAGGCGAGCGGCCTTGACGTAGGGCGCGACGGCCGGGATGTACTGTGCGAACGGGAAATAGCCGACCGCGGCAGCGGCAATCAGCAAGAGCCCGTCGAGCCCGAGCGCGAAATATGACGTCGCAAAATCCCAGAAGGCGTCACCGAGCACGGATCAATCCTCCCGGAGACACCAGGGACGTTCGCCCCACATGGCATCGGTCCGGCGGTTGTAGAGGCCTTGCAGGAATTTGCCGTTCGCCGTGACGTATTTCGTCATGGCGTCACAGGCCTCTTTCACGCGGCCGGCATTGAGATCCCGCGCGATCGACGTCCCGCAGACCTTGCCGGGCCCGAGGTTCACCGCAAACGAGGCGATGGCCGCCTGACGGTGCGGCGGCATGGTCGGCAGCGACGGCACGCACACCACCACCTTGTCGGCGTAGCGCTCCGCGACGTGCGAAAGCTCGTCTTGGCATTGCTCCTTGGTGAAGGTCATCCCTTCCTTGAGCCACGGCCAATCGTAATTCGTGATCCCGCCGCAAACCGTGATCACGCCGGGCGGATCAAACGGCAGATGCTTCGCAACGAGGTTCATGCCCTCCCAATGCGAGACCAGGACGCCAGCCAGGGCGGCGCCGGCGACAGACAGCCCGACATGCTTTCGCGTAACCGCCATTACTGGGCCCCCGGTCGCTTGAGATAGACCGCAACGCCGTTGGCGACGGACAGCAGCACGCCGCCGACGATGTAGGATCCGGACGGAAGGGTTTCGGACAGGTGCGGCCAGATCAGCAGAAGACCGCCCACGGCGCTCCAGAACACGGCCTGTTCAATCGCGATCCGGCGGCCATGCCGGCGGCGATATGCGTTGATGTTGCTGATGAGCTTCACATGGCACCCGTTCCGAGAGGAAATTCCGTTCTCGGAAAGGGCTACCGCGGCGCCGTTAGTAGAATGTTCGGCGAGCTAAATGATGCGGATGATGTAATTGCAGCAGATTGTCGGCTGGACGTTCGGGTGAGAACCGCCGCCGCCCTGACTTGCGTTCGTGATCGTCATGTTGGTCTGGACCGTAACGGCATAATAAGACCCGTCACTTCCATTGTTCACCTGGATGCCCGCGATAGCGCCGCCTGAAGTGAAGCTCTGGAAGTTGCCGAAAAGGCGGCTCGGCAGGCTCATGGAGTGCGAGTGCCCCGGATCGTTCAGGGCGTTCGCGTGGGTGTGCGCCGGGATTTGCGCCGTCGACAGTGTGACGGTTTCGGTGCCACCGGCGCCGCCCATGACAGGCAAGTTTCCATTCAGACCCGCCGGCGATAGCCGCCCGACACCGCCATCGATCATCGCAGAGACGCGCCCCCGCCTATCTGGCAGGTTAAACGTGGTCGATCCGTCGCCCGCGCCGTGAGTTGTCCCCATAAGGCTAAAAAGCGCCGCGTAAGTGGTGCGCGAGATAGCCTGCCCGACCGGAAACGCGAAGCAGGAATTCGGAACAACGCTTCCCCAATAGTCCATACCGCCGGCCAGCGGGATATTGAACGGGTTTCCGAGGAAGCCGCGCAGATAGAACACCTGATCACTGTTGTTGTAGAGCGCCGCGCAAGGCGTTCCCTGAATGAGGACACCAGATAACAACTCTGTGCCGGGGATGGTCCGCACCGGCTTGGCGCCGAGAGCGTCAACGTTCAGCGTAACCGTGGCGCCATTCGTGATGTGCGGCGTAAAAGCAATAAGCTGCCCGTCAAGATGTGCGAAACTGTCGAAACCCTGATAGCTCGAGACCGCGTAGGCATTCGCGGTGCCCGTGGTGACGATCGCGCCGGCGATATCGTCGCGGTATTTCGCGAGGGCGGCCATCTGACCGCGGGCGCCGTCGTTCAAAGCGCTTGGCGCCATTCCCTCCGGAAACGGACAAGTGCTGTCAGCCGACCCATTCGCCGCCGCGGTCCGGCTCCACTTCCAAAACGTCATCTCAATATCCTCCAAATGGGGGAGGACTTTCACGCACGCGCGCTAGCGGTTTGTTCAAAATGAAAACGGCGGCTCGAAAGCCGCCGTCTCTGCGCTGGACTGCCGTGCCGCGGCACACCGTGCCCCGCCCGGACGTACCCCACCTCGCCTTGGCTGCCTAGCCAAACCGAACCCCGCCTCAACGTGGGTTGCCTTGCCTAGCCTGCCGTTCCGTGCCTACTCGGTTACGCTGCGGCCTGAATATCGGCCGGCGCCTGCACCGCTTCAAGCGCTCCGGCAATCATCTCCACCGATTTGACGCCGAACCCGGCGTAGATCAATGCCGCCTGGTAGCGGTTGAGCCACGATCGCAGCGCCACCGCTGCCTGATGGCAGTGCTCGGCCTGGTGAGCCGGGTCATTGGGATTGAAGCGGAAGTATCCGCCGCCGTCGCCACGGCCCGATGTCGGCGAGATCACAAGCGGAGCTTCCGTCGTGATCGTCACCGGCTTTGCGCGGCCTACTTCTTCGACTTCGAACTTGATGCGTAGATCTTTGACGAAGGCCCGAGCCTGCCACAGATTGTATTCGCGGGTCGCCTTATCTTGATCCCACTCGAACCAACCGTGAGCAGGATGGGTCTCACCGACGTCTTGAACCTCCTTGAGAAACAACGAGGGATCGTATTGCCCATTGTGTCGCCGCGAGAATTCCTCAACGATCTGTTGTCGCAAGTCTCTCGTAAAACGTGCCAATAAACTCTCCTGTTGATGTTGAACCGCTCTATCACCGGCCGTGGCCCGCCTTGCCTGACCGTACCCCGCCAATCCTGGCCTGCCGTGCCGAACGCTGCCTACGCAGCTCGCCGCTGCACCTCCGCGAAGAAGTGAGCCATCAAATCATCCGTATCGCGATCGGCGAATTCAGGGTCGGCGAGCGCGGCCTCTTGAGCGGCGCGGCCGTGGTTTTCAACGAGATCGTCCCACTCCGGATCGTCCTCGCCCTCAGCGAGCACGCGGAAAGATCCGAAAGCGCCCTTGCCCTTCTCCTGCCGGAAATCGCCGACCCCGATCAAGATACCGGCGTTGCAAAGCAGGCTCACGACGCCCTGCACGCTCAATTGTGGCGTGATGAAGTTGACCTCAACCTCAGCACCCCACTTTGGTAAATAGCACCGAGTACGGATGTCCGGCGTGCGAGCGATATCAGCCGAGCGAACGACGTCCATCCGAAGCTGCGGCGTGCCGTAGAGCGGCGCATGATCACCAGGCATAAATAAAAGCCGCTGCGCCGACGACTTGGTGAGGCCAGGTGTTTCGAGTGCCGCGGTCGCCATCGCGGCCTTTACCGCAACGACGCGCAGCCCAAGAACGGTCGGGCCACTCGGCAAGATCTCTGCGCTGTCGCGGAATTCAGTGAGCGGGTCGTGCTTAATTGCGGCGCGATCTGCCTTCCCCTTTTTCTGGCCGCCCACAAGCAATTGTTGCTTGGCTTTGTTGGCCATCCTGTTTTGGAACAAAGGCGTTGTGCCGATGATCCTAAGTTTGATCCGACCGCGCTTGAGCGGCTGAATAGTGACTTCTGCAGTTTCTACCTTCTTGACCAAGGTCATCTCCATCAGCGCTCGGTCCTGGCAGGCCCGAGCGCAAGGGTTCGCGTTAGCGAAACCGAGCGCTGATGAAGCTCTCGAATTTCGCGCTCATCATCCGCCCTGCCAGAGGCGGAGTTTCAAATCACGGTGAGATGTCTAGGCCTGCGTTTCCTAATCTGCGAAATGGCAACGCGGTGCATCCACAGGCCGCTAACAGAAATCAGGATTTTGCGAATGCCATTTTCGTTAGATCACCAGCGATCGACCCATGCGATGCCGCAATCACGGTTAGGCTCATCCAAAATCTGAGCGTTGGCGCATACTTTATTGGCCCCCTCGCCTGAATATCCGAGAAAGGAACGTCGCTACCCCCGCAACGAGAACGGCGCGATCTTGAGGCCGAACACGTTGGGACGAGGTGGCAAAATGTTTGCAACCTGCGGCACCGCCGTAAGCTGCGCGAGGTTGATCGCCGGCCCGGCCGATCCCGATCCCAGGATTTGGGCCGCGGGCGCCGACGGCGCTGGAGCAGCGGCAGCGCTCGAGCCGGCGGGCACAGCCGGCGCCGCCGCCGGGCTTAAGCCGGCGACCGCCGGCCCGGCCATCGACATGGGCGCCCCGGCTTTGCCGCCCATCTTCCGGTCCGCCCAGGCTGCAAGATCGCCTGCCGACATATTAGCGATGAACGGATTTGCGCTCACGACCTTGGCGCCAAGCACCGCGCCCGCCGGGGTTGACGGATCAGCGTTCAGTATCCCGACCGCGCCTTGTGGCCCGGCAAAATGCGCCAAGTACTGGGTGCCGGACGTCACCGGGAGGCCCGCGCGGCTCAGCGCGCCGGCATTGTCCGCGGCGTATGCTGCTGTCATTTCCCGGGACAGGGCCGGGTCTGACTTGAGGGCTAAAAGCTCGTCCCGAGATCCCGTGATATCCGGCCGATGCTTCGCCAGCATGTCGAGCCAGGTTGCGTCAATGAATTGCCCGGGCCCGGACGCCGATGAGTTCGCATTTTTCGCGTCAGCTTTGCCGCCGCTCTCCACCTGCACGATTTGATCAACAAGGCCCATAGGCCATTTGTCGCCCCTGCTTGCTAATCGTTTGCAAGTCGCCTCTGCAAACGGTTGCAACACACGTTTGCTGGAACGATCGGGTAAACTATGTATTGACTCGCCGCAGACTGTATCTTATAAACTACACATGCCGGCAATTCGAGAAACTGACGAATTCTCCAAATGGATCAGCATGTTACGTGACAGCGTAGCACGAGCAAAGATCCTCGTCAGGGTCCAAAGGCTGGCTAACGGTAACCCAGGAGACGTTAAGCCGGTCGGCGAAGGTATCAGCGAAATGCGGATCCATCACGGCGCCGGCTACAGAGTTTATTACGTCCAAAGGGGTGACGAGCTGATTGTTCTTCTTTGTGGCGGTGACAAGGATACGCAAGACACGGACATCGCCGAAGCAAAGAAGATCGCGAGCGAACTGGAGGATTGAGCAATGGCCAAGACTAGACCTTTCGATGCGGCTGAATATCTCGATAGCTCCGAGGCGATCGCCGCCTACCTGAGTGAAGCTTTCGCCACTCACGATGCCGGCTTCATCACAGAGGCAATCGGCACAGTTGCTCGCGCCCGCGGCATGTCCGCTCTTGCGAAGGAAACCGGACTATCCCGCGAAAACCTCTACAAGGCCCTTAGCTCCGAAGGACATCCGGAATTTAGCACAGTGATGAAAGTTCTAGGATCCTTTGGGGTTGAGCTTCATGCCGAACCTAAGGTCGCAAAGGTAGCGTGAACTAGAGCGATCAAAAGGGTTGATCGGCTCTCACGACTTACGTCGGCACGCCGCAAGGCTTCTAGCCGCGCGCCGTTGCCCCTCATTGCGGAGCTTGCGGCTAAGCATTAGCAGACAACCAATGATGCGGACCTACGATAATATTCTCTGCGAATGCGGCCACCAAGGTCGCATTCTGTGCAAAGAGAACGACGCGCCCTTTAGCAGCCTATGGGAGTCGTACAGCCTAGAGGGCTTTGAAGGCGGGACGGTAACGATCACGAACTACAAAGATATGCCGCAAGATCTAATAGCCGCTTTGAAACCGAAGTGCCCCAAGTGCGGGCAAACTGGTAAGGCGAGCTATATCAAGGCGACTTAAAGGCGGAAGCCTGGGGATACCGCTCTTAGGCCAGCACCGGACCGAACCGGTTCGAGGTCGGGTGGCTGATCGAGCGATACATTATGTTTTTGCAGGTAAGTATCTCATTTTGCTACATGCCTCATCACGTCACGCGCTCGATCGTGACCGCCAAAGCACTGACCCATTCCCACCACCTACGCGACGTTTGATGATAAAACGGCCCATCTCGCACAAATCTTCTGGATGCTAGGTTTGTCCAGCGCGACAGCCGATGGACAGTTGCGCAAGGCGTGGCATGATCATGGACTATGCCCCGCCCCCTCATTTTAGTTTGCATTGCCGCCTTTGCCGTCGCCATGGCCGGCGTCCGTTTCGTGGCCCATGGTATCCTCGAAAACTTCGGAACAGCAGGCTTGTTTGCTGTACTCGTCGTGATGCTGGGTGCCGCTTATTTGTACGATGGACGTCACCGCCGCCCTTGATTGGTCACCGGCAACGAACTCTGTGACAAAAGCCCGACGCCCTTCGCAAACCGCGGATCGACCGCGCGCCGCAGCTGATCACCGAAAAACAGCTCCGTCGCCTTGCGGGCCTGGTTGGCGTTCGCGACCTTGCTCAAGCCCTTGTCGACGCCGAACGCCACGGCCGCGCCGGGCAGGCCCGCGGTGTTGAAGCCGAGCAGCGGCAGCAGCGACGAGCGCGCACCGTTCGCGATCCGCGCCAGCATCGGCGCCGTTCCTGACGGGTTGGTGGTGCCCTTGACCGGGATCATCTGCTTGTAGACGGCCGCAAGCTGCTTCATCAGCGCGCGTTCCTGGTCGGTGAAAAGCACGCCGGCGAGCTGCGAGCCCGAGCCGTTCAGAAACTCATGCAGCCGTTGCGAGAGCGCCTGCGCCTCATAGGGGATTTTCCCCTCGCCGGCGTTCGTCAGCTTCTCCCACACGCCTTGCCGAAGCGCCGTCCAGCCTTCCGGCGAAAGCTGCTTTTTCAGCGCGGAAGCGATCAACGGCGCGTTGACGCCGTTTCCCTTGCCGGTCGCGCCCATCAGATCGTTGATGATCTTGTTCGAGGACGCCGGCGGCGCGCCGTCGGCGCCACTGTAGCGCCGCAGCGCCGCAGCCGCCGGGCCGGTTTCGGGCTCAATCTTCGCACTGTTCGCGCGCAGCCGTTCCGCATAGGCAGCGAGCGATTTCCGCTCACCAGCCGAAAACATCGTGTTAGCGAGCACACTGCTGTTTGAGCTGTGCAGAAAAGCGTCAATCCGTGCGGCAGCATCCGCCGGCTCGCCCTGCGTCAACTCGCGGAACGCCATCGTCTTGACGCGGCTCCAGCCTTCCGGCGAAAGCCTCTGTTTCAGCTCTTGCGCGGTCGCCGGCGCATTGACACCCGTTCCAGCCCCGTTCGCGCCCATCAGGTCGCGAAGGATCTTGTTCGCCGAAGGCGTCGGGCTCGCCTCACCCGGCACGGTCGAGCGCAGCCGATCGGCATAGCGCGCAAGGCTTGCGCGCTCGTCCGCGGCAAAAACGGTTTGCGCCAGGAGCCGCCCCTTGGTGCCGGTCAAGAACGCATCAATGCGGGCCGCGGCCTTTTCGGGCTCGCCGGCCATCAACTGCGCGAAAAGACCCTGCTTGTAGGTCGCGAACTCTTCGGAGTTGCGGCCGAAAATCCGCTCGATACGCTGCGCGATCTGCACCGGCATTTGCCCACCGGGCGCCGAGGCCGAGCCGTAGGCCAGATTTACGATAGTGTCCGGCGTGGCCCTGGTGTCGGAGAATTTCCCCAGAATTTTTTCAACGGCCGCGCCGACGTCATCACCGGCGCCGCGCTTGGCGAATTTCTGCTTGTAGTCGGCAAACGACGCCCGGGCTTCCCGCTGCATCTGGAGCACCGCCGGCCCATCACCCGAAAACTTGCCTTGGGCGACCATTTGCTCTACGCGCGCGTCGAACTGATCCATAATGTGCTCGAGCGCGTAGACGTCCGAGCCCGAACCGCCCGACATCATCGCGCGCCGCGCGTCGCCATAGATCCTCGAGAGCTGCTTTCGCACCTGTTCGACGTCGCGCATGGTGAACGGCGCGCCGGCTTGTTCCTGCGCCGGCGCCGCCGGCCGGTCGC